GGATTGTTTCTGATGACGATGAACTCCAAGTATACCCGTATGATATAAGGGATATAATCAAAGAATGTGAAGAAAATAAGTTTACATTTGTAAGTGGTGGTTTTTTAGATAGGATTGGACCGGATGGTACCTTTCCTGTTGTTAATAGAGACACCAACATCCACGAAGCGTTCCCATATGCGGGATACTTTAGGTATCCAATGTCAAATGCTTGTCCAAATAAAGTAACATTAATGCTTGGTTCTCAAGACATTACGTCAGGTCAACACTACGCAGATTTTGGATATAATAAAAATAGTTGGGGGAGATGGCACAGAAAACGAATGCCGATTGATATTGTTTTTACACAGGTACACCATTTCAAATGGGACTCAACATGTAATGTAAGAATAAAAGAAGTTGCAGATACGAGGATTGATTATAGTTGGTTTTGGGAGTATGAAAAATTATATGAAAATTTAGAATCAACCAATTGGGTAGTAGATTTAAATAATCCTGAGTATTTTTTTGAAAAATTGAATAATTTTTCGTATATTGACTATAATGACTACTCAAAGTGGAATATATTAAGAGATAAAATAGTACTAATCTAATATGAACAAAAAAACACCAGTAAGTGACACGTTTTGCATTTTACCTTGGAATCATCTAATGATTCAACCGAATGGTAATATACAACCATGTTGCATGACTCCACATGATATGCCAATTGGTAACACTAAAGATGATACTTTGGAAGAGGTGTGGAATGGATTTGTTATGAAGAACATTCGTAAAAAGATGTTAAAGGGTGAAAGACCGATGCTTTGTAATAGATGTTATATGATGGAGGATAATGGTGCGGTTAGTCCGAGAGTTAATCTTACTGATAAATTTAGAAGAGATGTTAAAGATTTAGTTGCACAAACAGACCCCGAAACAGGACATAGTAACACGTTCACTTTAAAATATTGGGATTTTAGATTTTCAAATATCTGTAACTTTAAATGTAGAATGTGTGGAACATTTGCAAGTAGTAAATGGGTGGATGATGAGATGGCATTACACGGAAAATCTTTTAATGGTTTAATGAATTTTAGAAGTGAATCCAAAGAGGACATAATGAACTATGTTGATAAATTTATCTACGATGTTGAAGAGATATACTTCGCTGGTGGTGAACCTCTTATCATGGACGAACACTACATTATATTAGAGAAGTTAATTGCTGCAGGTAGAACGGATGTGTTATTAAGATATAACACAAACTTCAGTCACATCCAATTTAAAAAATGGGATTTACAAAAATTGTGGAAACCATTCATCGATAACCCAAGAGGTAGGGTACAACTATTTGCATCATTAGATGCGGTTGGTCCTGTTGCCGAATTAGCTCGAAATGGTACTAAATGGAATGATGTACATAACAATATTAAAACGGCATTAAGTAGCGGTGTTGAAGTATTCGTATCACCAACAGTAAGTGTTATCAACGTATTCCACGTTACAGATTTATTTGATACAATTGTCAATTTAGGTGTTAAACCTGAATACATTATTTTTAATAACTTCTTAACTGACCCACAATGTTATGACATTAGAATTCTTCCCGAAGATTTAAAGGAGGAGTTGATGAGAAAGTTAGAAAAGTACGGAGATAATTTACCAAACGGACCATATAAAAATGCAATCAACAACGCAATTAATGCGTGGGTTAACTTTTTATATTCAGAGTTCAATGTTGATTTATTACAACTACAAATTAGTAGAAGAGAATTACTAAGAGTTACCACAATTTTAGATGTTAGAAGAAATGAAAATTTCTTAGATGTCAATCCACAATATAAAGATTGGTTTGAGGAAATTAGAGCAACAATTAGAAACTACGAAACCGAAGAATCATTCTTCAGAGATAGAAGTTTACCTGAACAATTAATTGATGTTCCTAAAACCATTGATGATAAGAAAAACGTTTACTAATGTTAGATAAAAAAGATTTTGTTTGTTTACAACCATTTGAGTTCACAGAGTTCTTTGACTATAAGACTTATATGTGTTGTCCAAACTGGTTACCTCACGATTTAGGTGACCCTAATAAAATTGCTGAAATATGGAATTCAGAATTGGCAAATAACATTAGAGAAAGTATGTTAGATGGTAGTTACAAATATTGTATCGAATCTAGATGTCCAAAATTAACAGGTCTTAAGGAAGGTAAAAGTGAAGGGTTCATTACCAAAGAAGAATTTTTAAGAGATAAAGAACTTTATGATTATCCCGTACCCAAAAGTGTTAAATTTAATTTCGACCAAAGTTGTAATTTACAATGTCCAACTTGCAGAATTGAGAAAATAAATTACGAGGGTGAACTAAGAGATAGGACGGAACTTATTTTAGAAAATATTGAAACTCACTTAGCGGAGAACTTAGAACATATTGAATGTACGGGATCAGGTGACCCATTCTTTTCTAGAACATTTAGAAAATGGATGATGAAGTTCGACCCAAGCATTTATCCAAACTTAAAAAGTATTCACTTACATACCAACGGAACTCTTTGGAACGAATCTAATTGGTCACGTATGGGTAGAATTTCTAAGTTCATAAAATCTGCGGAAATATCTGTGGATGCAGCAACTAGAGAAACATATTCAATAACAAGACTAGGAGGTAATTGGGATGATATACAAACAAACTTAAGATTTATTGCAACCATACCAACGATTGAATACCTAACTTTATCATTTGTGGTCCAAGATACGAATTATAAAGAAATGGAAATGTTTTATAAAATGACAGAAGAGATATTTGATGACACACATATAAATTGGATGGTGTTCTATAATAGAGTTGTCAATTGGGGGACATTTAGTGAATCGGTTTTTAAAATTAAAGACGTTGGTAATCCTGAACATCCTGAATATAAAAATATGGTTGAATTATATAAAAAATTACCATTGGCTAATAACATCCGACATAATTTAACTATTATATAATGATTTGTAAAAATGTAACTAATGGATTAAGAATTGCGACATCGGGAGCATACTTTGCTTGTTGTCACACATTCAATCATCCATTTAAAGATAAAGATGGTAACATAATGTTAGCGAGTACACATACTGTGGATGATGCCATGAATAGTGCCACTCGACAAGAGATGTTGGAATACTTTAAAGAAGATAAAAGACATCCGGCGTGTAAAGTATGTTGGGATGCTGAAGATGCGGGATTTGTTAGTAAGAGAGAACGTGATAATGATACGTTTAATATGTTCCCGCAAAGAAATAACGATGATTTATTTTTCTTAGAATTAAATTTAGGTAACACTTGTAATTTAGCTTGTAGAATATGTCACGTATCCGCATCGTCAAGATGGAGAAACTTTCATCATGTTACTGAACCAAACGTAACAGAAGAAAAATTAGACGAGTATGTTGCTAAATTTTCCAAATCATTTACTGACGATAGTATTGTTTGGGATGAATTGGGTAAAATACTACCTAAAGTTAGGACGGTTGACATTTATGGAGGTGAACCAATGTTGATGAAAAAACAATGGGAGATTTTGGAAATGTGTGTTGAAAAGGGTTATTCAAAAAACCAACAAATGAGTTTCAACACAAACGGAACAATCATAAACGACAAGTATGTTAACATATTAAGTTCTTTTGAACAATGTCGTATTGGTTTTAGTTTAGATGGAGTGGGTAAACGTTTTAACTATCTAAGATATTATGCAGATTGGGATGCAGTTAAAAATAATGTAACAAGTTGGAAAGAAAAGACTAAACACCTAAAAGACAATCAAATATTTTTTGAGGTATGTGCAACTATTTCAATTTTAAATGTTTTATATGTTTTTGAAATCATTGACTATGTTATTGAAAATGAGATTACATTATATGTTGCGTTTGTACATAATCCGAAACACCTACACATTGGTTACATACCCGACCATATTAAATTAGTTATTATTGAAAGATTATCTACCGAATTAGAAAAAAGAACGTTAGATTTGAATAATGACCAAACACTTGACGAATCTCAAAAGAATTATAGAAGAAGAATCATATATCAAGCAGAAAAGGTAATCAATATGTTAAAGTTACCAAGACTTGATGACGACCTCGAACCATGGGAGATTTTTATTAAACAGACTAACGACTTAGATGTTTTAAGAAATGAATCTTTTGCTGAGACTTTCCCCGAATTAGAAGAATTATATAAAATTAAAAAACAAAAAACAACTAAAAAACTATTATAACATGTCAGAAAGATTATTAAAATTTAAAGAAGAACAATTAAACTCCGTAAGTTGTAGTTTTTGTCCTGCAAAATGGTACAATGCAACAATTGATTTAGGTAGTGGGTATTCTCGTTCATGCTTCTTACCATTACCCCATCCAATAGATGTGGAAGAAATAAAAACAAATCCATCGGCATTACATAACACTAAACATAAGAAAAAGATTAGAAAACAAATGCTTGAGGGTACAAGACCTGCTGAGTGTTCTTATTGTTGGAAGGTTGAAGACATTGGTAGAAATAATATATCTGATAGAGTTTATAGAAGTTTAGAATATAAACTAGAAGACATTGCGGTATTGAAAGATACTCCTTGGGATGCAAATGTGAATTTAAGAACGGTAGAATTATCTTTTGATAGAAGTTGTAATTTCGCGTGTTCATATTGTAACCCAAGTTATTCTACAACATGGGGTAGAGATATCGATAAACACGGACCATACCAAAAATTCAAAACATTAACCGCAGGTGCATATCAACAAAATGGTTCATGGGCGGACCCTGAAAATAAATTTATTGGAGAGAACCCATACGTTGAGGCATTTTTAAAATGGTGGCCCGATTTATCAAAGGATTTACAAACATTGAGAATTACTGGTGGAGAGCCATCAACTAGTCATAACTTTTGGAAATTTTTAGACCAAATTAAAAATCAATCGTATCCGAATCTTAATTTATCTATTAATTCTAATTTAGGTGTCAAAGATGAATTGATCGACAAGTTAATTCAAACAACACACGAATTGGACATTCAATCATATGACATCTATACAAGTAACGAATCATATGGTGCACACGCCGAATATTTGAGAGATGGTTTAATATATGATAAATGGAGAGCAAATGTTGTAAGAATGATTGAGGAGGCGAATATCAGACAAATCGTTATTATGATGACAGTTACAGGATTATCATTAATGTCATTAACCGATTTCATGGACGATATGTTAGAGTTAAAGAAAAAGTACGGACCAAACAAACCAACAATGGATCTTAACTTTTTAAGATGGCCAGGATTTATGTCACCATTGAATCTACCTGATAACATTAAAATGGAGGCAAAAGATAAAATCCAAGTTTGGTTAGATAAAAATAGAGACTCAGGTTTATTATTGGAACACGAAATCACCCAAACACAGAGAGTAATTGACTATATTGATGTTGTTGACCAAGGACATGCGAGAGCTGAGTTTGATAAGGACAAACACTTCCACGACTTTAAAAGTTTTTATGAACAATATGATATTAGAAGAAACAAAAACTTTAGAGAGACGTTTCCAATGTTAGTTGAATGGTACGATAGTATTGTTGTTGATAATTACATTCCCGATGTTAAATTATCGCCAGGTGGTATGGAAGGATGGGAAACTGGAGAATATAAACCAGACATTATGAAACGAAACTTAGTAAGACAAAACAATTTAAATGGATAAAAATTATAACAAAGAGACTTTTTGTGTGGCACCTTGGGTGTCCACACATTTAAGTACTTTCGGTAAAATCATTCCTTGTTGTTTATACAAACAAGAACGAGTATTTGGGGAATTAAAAAGCGAAGTATCGATTGAAGAATCGTATAATTCAGAGACCGCAAAAGAAGTTAGAAGACAATTGTGGAATGGTGAAAAAATAAACGAATGTCAAATATGTTGGTACCGAGAAGAAGTATCAAAAGATAAAAGTGTTGTCGATAGTTACCGATACAATTTATGGAATCGTTTTGGTAAAGACATCGATGCAATTATTGATAATACAAATGACGACTTTTCATTAAAGGAAGTTAAGTTTAAAATGATGGATTTACGTTTTGATAATAAATGTAATCTAAAATGTCGTATTTGTAATCCAGGATTTTCATCTTCACTATACAAAGAATATAAAGACTTGGGATTTGGGAATTTTGTGGATTACGGACAACCATATAGTCAATCTGTTAGTGATAATGATTATGAATTTATTAAGAGTCAATTAGGTAATGTTGAAGTCTTATTTTTTGCTGGAGGGGAACCACTTACCCAAGACAAACACTATGAAATTCTACAACATTGTATTGATAAGGGATATGCAAAAAACATTACAGTATGGGTAACAACCAACTTCACTAAACTATTTTACAAATCATATAATATTATTGAGATGTGGAAGCAGTTTAAGGCTGTTGAAATTACCGCAAGTATCGATGGATTTGAAGAAAGGGGAGAATATTTGAGAAAAGGTTCTAAGTGGGAACAAATTGTTGAGAACAGAAAAACACTACTAAAAGAAATGCCAAATATCTTCTTTGCAATTGTACCAACAATTAATTTAATGAATAGTTACACAATAATTGATTTATATAAGAATTGGATAGAATCTGGTTATATTAGTCCAGGTAAAATGCATGTGAATTTACTCACACATCCAGAACATATGCAAATTAGAAATCTACCCGAAAACCATAAAGAAACGTTAAGAATTAAGTATGGTGAAATCATCCAATGGATAAAAAGTAAATCTTTTAAAAATAACGAAGGACAAAAAGATATTGAACAATTTGAATTTGTACTTGGGTTACTAAATCAAGAACGTTCTGAAGAGGAGTATCAAAAATTTATAGAATTAACCTACAAAGTTGATAACTATCGAGGAGATGATTTTTTCAACATATTCACAGAATTTAAAGATTTCATCAACTAATGAATAAATTATTACCCAACACTTTTTGCTATTTACCATTCGGTTCTATTTTCGTATTTCCAAATGGAAAGTTACACCCATGTTGTATTGCGTCCCCATTCAAAGAAGACATTAACTACCAAGACTTTAATTCAATTGATGAGGTAATCAATAGTGAACCATATAAAAGAATTAGAAAAGAGATGTTGGATGGAATTGCACCATCAGAATGTGCGGAATGTTTTATCTACAAAAATCAACATAAGGAAAATTCGAATAGAGAGTTTTATAATGAAATTGGTGACCCCGGTCTTTATAACTCAGATTATAGTGTAAACAAAATAGTGTACACCGATCTAAGATTGTCAAACCATTGTAATTTTAGATGTAGAATGTGTTATCACGGGTCATCATCAAGTTGGTACGATTACTGGGGTTATGTGATGGGTAAACCAGATTATAATGATACAACAACAAGAATAATCACGGCAGGTGAAGATGGTATCGGTAAATTTTCAGAAAAAAACATAGACTCAATACGTAAAATTTATTTGGCTGGTGGAGAACCATTCATCACACCAACAACCTTTGAATTGTTAGATAGGTTCACAAACGAACAGGCTAGTAATGTATCAGTATTGGTTAATACTAACCTATCAAATTTAACATATAAGGGAATAGACATCTTAGAAAAATTAAGTAAATTTAAATCTATTAACCTTTCTTGTTCTTGCGATGGATATGGTAAAATAGGTGAATATCAGAGACCCGGTTTTAATACAAACAAATTCTTTAATAACTTAGAGACCCTATTAAAATTTAAAGAAACTCATCCGAACTTTATTGTTGAAATAGACTACACCATTTCAACAATCAATATGTACCATACATTTGACTTTATTGATTTTGTTGGTAAAAATTATTTAGACTCAAATAAGATTAAAACCCACACTGTTACACAACCATTTTACTTTGCACCTGGTGCGTGTTCACCCGAAGTAAAGAAAGAATTGGTTAAATTTTATGAGGATAAAATGCGTAGTCTGAATTACGAATCAAATCGTTCACTTTTAAACACATTGGTGGAGTTTGTGAAATATTTAAAAGTAACAAATGAGGAGGATGTACAGAATCATTTAATGTCAAATAAACAACATATGAGTATTTCATTGGAGGAAACGTTGAGGAGATTTGATGAAATAAATAACACGAGCTATAAGGATGTTTGTCCGTGGTTAGAGGAAATTTTTAAATAATTTTTAACATAATTATAAGTAATGGGATATATAATTGGGATATCGGCTTATTACCACGATTCGTCGGCTTGTTTGTTCAGAAACGGACAACTTATCTTTGCTTGTGAAGAAGAAAAATTCACAGGTATAAAACATGACCACTCATTCCCAACAAAGACTTTAGAATACATATTTAAAAAATTTAAAATATCTAAAAAAGATATAGAGACAATTTGTTATTATGAAGATCCAAAATTAAAAATTAAAAGGGTCATCGATAACATCAAACCACAACTTTTTAAAAACCCATTATATTCCATAATGTCATATTTTAATACTCGTAAGAATATTATAAATTTGAATAAAAAATTAAAGGAATACTCAGATAATGTGTTTTTTTCAGAACATCATTTATCACATCAGTACTATTCATTTTTTACATCTAATTTTGAAAGTTCAATTGTCTTATCAATTGATGGTGTTGGTGAATATGATACATTATCTTTAGGTTTAGGTGATAATGTTGGGATAGACTACATTTCGATGGCAAAGTATCCACACTCAATTGGGTTATTCTATTCAGCCATGACCTCATTTTTAGGATTTAGACCAAATGAAGGTGAGTATAAGGTAATGGGTTTGGCACCATATGGTAATCCTGACATATACATAGATAAGGTTAGAGAATTAATTAATTATAAGAACACTAAACTAACGTGTAATATGGATGTCTTCACGTGGAACACATCAAACACACATATGTTTAATGAGAAACTAATAGAGTTGTTAGGTATCGAACCAAGAGTACCGGGTAGTGGAATAGAACCCCACCATAAAGACCTTGCGGCGTCAGTACAGAAAAGATACGAGGAGTTATTTTTTGAAATTATAAAATCAATTGCAATTATAAACGATAATCGAAACCTTTGTTTAGGTGGTGGGTGTGCATACAACGGAACTTTAAATGGTAAGATAGTCAAGAATTCACACTTCAATAACCTATGGATACCACCAGCACCATCTGATGCGGGATCGTCGATAGGTGCTTGTTTACATTACCTTTCTAAGAATAAAAAATTGAAGGAGAGGGTAAATAAAAATCCATTTATTGGTCCTGAATTTTATTATGATGATATATTAGCATCTATTAAAGATAAAAAATATTTTAAATTTAAAAGTGAGGAAAGTTTAATAAGAAATGTTGCGAAATTATTAAACGATGGTAAAATAGTTGGTTGGTATCATGGTAGAATGGAGTTCGGTGCTAGAGCGTTGGGAAACAGGAGCATATTAGCAAACCCAACTAGACCTGAGATGAAAGATAAAATAAATAAAGTTATCAAAAAAAGGGAAGGATTTAGACCATTCGGACCTATGGTGAGTAAAGATAGTCAACATTTATTTTTTAATGTAAGTGATGACGTACCATATATGAATCAAGTTGTACAAGTTAAACCGGAACATAGAGAAAAATTACCAGCCATTACACATGTCGACGGAAGCGCCAGAATACAAACCGTTTATCGGAATACAATTATCAACTTACTATTAAAGGAATTTGAAAAATTATCGGGATATCCCATACTATTAAACACTTCAATGAACATTAAAGATAAGACAATGGTTTTAACACCTAAAGATGCTGTCGATATGTTTTTTGAAACTAAAATGGACTTCATGGTTATCGGGAATTACTTACTATACAAATAAAAACATGAAAATATTAATTCAATGGTTTATAAACAAATATAATGATTATAAACGTAAAAAACGTATAAAGAAAAAAATGGAAGAACTTCGTAAAAGAGACCCGTTTATTTATCGACATTAATATTTGTCTTTTTGGAATATTTTCATTATATTAATAGTATTATGATATATTGGTTAACAGGTCAACCCGGTGCCGGAAAAACAACATTAGCAAAATATTTGACAGAATACTTTCCGAAAAACAATGTCATCCATATTGATGGAGACGACTTAAGGGATGTCTTTAAAAATAAAGATTATTCCATCACAGGAAGAAGATTAAACATTCAAAGAGCTCAATACATTGCTCAATTTTTACATAGTAAAGGATATGTGGTGATAGTATCATTAGTTTCACCATATAGAGACCAAAGAGAGGAATTCAAATTCAACACATCCGTTACTGAAATTTATGTTCACACAACCGAAGATAGGGGTAGGAATCACTTCCATGTTGAGGAATACGAACCACCCTTGTTGAATTTTATAGATATAGATACAACAATAAAAAACGAAACAGATTCATATTATGAACTGTTAAAAAAATTATCATTATGAGTAAAAAGTACGCGATGTACATCGGAAGATGGCAAAATTGGCACAAAGGACATGAATGGTTAATTAACCAACAATTGGAAAAGGGAAAGGATATTTGGGTGGCAATTAGAAACGTACCCACAGATGAGAATAACCCAAAAACCGCACAACAAGTGATGATGGAATTGGTTGACACTAAATTCTTTATTGATAATTCACATAAGATCCAAGTATCTATTATACCGGATATTGAATCAGTTAATTATGGTAGAGGGGTTGGATATGAGGTTATCTACCACGAACCCCCAACCGACATTGAGGTTATAAGTGGAACTAAAATCCGTAATGGAGAAATGAATTCAGATGGCAGTACAACGTAAACGACATATTGCTAAGACAATATCCTACAGAATTGTTAGTACCTTGATTGGATTTATAATAATGTGGTGGATAAGTGGTTCCGTTAAGATTGGGGCGGCGTTCGGTGTTGCTGAACTTGTATATAAACCAATACAATATTACATCCATGAAAGGATTTGGTATAGGTGGATAAAATTCGGTCTAAAAGATAAAAAATAGGTATTTATATATAAACAATAAAATAGCATGAGAACAGTATTAATAGGTTCGGACTTTATGTACGATAAGGATGGTAACTTAAAACCCATCGAGATAAATACCGCAGTTGGTTGGGACGGACCTGAAAAAGTGGAAGATGATGAGGATTGTTTAGACCTAACAAATTTATATCAATTTGTTGAAGATAACAATTTTGATACGATACATTATGTTGGCGATATTGGACCATTACACGTAAAATTATCCGCACATTATAGTGGTAGTTCTGTTACATACGAATTTCATGGTGTTGGAAGTACATCCATCACAATTCCATATATAGAAGACAGCGAAACAACTTTAATTATTAGAAGTGCATACGACACCACGGCCTTAGTGGACGACACGTATTGTAGGGACAAAATTGAATTTATGAATTTAATTAAAAATTCTTCTTTCGGATCCCAATTCGCTTATATTGATGACAATGACACATTGGTGTCAAACATTACAACTATACACGATAACGGAGAACACCCTAATTTTATTTTAAAGTCTAGATTCCCCGGTTATGACAAAACAGTTTACCCAAAATTATTTAAAGTAACAACTGAATCCGAATTAGATACTATAATCGAGAACAATGTCACTTCCGAATATTTCTTAATGGAATATCTATATAACCCAAATAAACTATGGGAAGGACATTTGACGGTAATAAGAAGTTTAAACATTTTATTCCCACCAAATTTAGAATCAATTCAAATCGGTCAATATACAAAATTGAATCAAAATATGTTACTAAGTGGTGTAACATATGATGCAACCACATTTGAGGTGGATGTGGATTTTAAAGAGAGTTATAGTACAAATCCACCTAGCGGTTTCCAACCTAAATTGTTGGATACGGACATGGTGGAAATGGCGGACGGAACATTAAAAACCGCATTGGATTTACAAGTTGGCGATGTTATTAAAACAATTCAAATCCCAAATGAAAGAGGAACAAGTATAGATAGTTATATTTCCTCCGAGTTTGGACTTACATACGAAGCGTTAGCATCAAATGCGATATATACGAGCAATATTGTAACCAAGAAACAAAAAGTCAATACTTTAACATTTGTAAATGAATTAACATTTGAAGATGGTAGTACTTGGGAAGATACGATGGGTTCAAAGTATTTGATAGATAGGGAAGGTGTAATTATTTTTAGATCATTATTTAACATAATTCCTGGAGATGTTGTTTTATTATTAGACACAACTGATAATAATATAAATTTCGTAAGAAAAACGGTTACATCAAACATTCAAGTAAAGAGAGTATTTTCCGGTTGGTACATATCAGTTGAAACTGCAATGTTATTCTTAACTAAAACATCTGGATCAACTAATAACGAATCCTTTGTTTCAATTGAACATAACCTTTTTAGTTGTCCGAGTTGGGCCTGTATAAACGCTTGTTGGGTTACATGTGCATCATGCCCCAAAAATATGTCTTGTACTGGTTCGTGGGGAACTTATTATTGTCAACCAGTATGTTAATAATCTTATTAAATAAATTTAAATAAAATGGCAAAAATTATAACAAACACAGATATTAATACATTAAATACCACAATGACAACGATAGGTAATTTAATTTTAACGGCAAATAGTTAGTACAAAATCAAATAAACTATTTTATGATACATTTCATACCAAATATTCTTACGGAGGATGAGTGTAAATACTTAACGAACCAATTTGACATTGAAAGAAAGTATGAAAACTCAACTGATGGTGAATACTCTGGAACAAATGTATCATACGGATTCTCACCTTCATTTGTATTTAATACCTATTTAAATAAATTAAAATCAAAAGTATTAGAATATAATAGTAATTTTGACGATTTACTTAATGTAAACACGTTTGTTAGGGAGTATGTAAACACCTCGACATTAAAAAAACATTTAGATAGAAAAGACATTAGTGTTACTATGTCTATATGTTTAGAATCCACAATAAATAAGGAATGGCCGTTATGTGCGGAAATTGAAAGTAAGGAGTATTGTTTCAACACAAGTGTCGGGGATGGTATTTTATTATTTGATGCGGATAAAATAACACATTGGAGAGACTATTTAGAATGTTCAGAAAATGAAAGAGTTGTCCAATTTTTTTTACATTGGAAACCTTCCGATTATGTTGCCAAAAAAACAAAATCATTATTATAAAAAGATAAATTATGCCATTTACATATACAATAGAGCCCGCCTTTTTAACAAAAGAAGAATGTAATCAAATATTAGATTTTTCATTAAAAGAATTGGAATTAGTGCCTTCAAAAATCGTTAGTGATTATATGGACGGTAACGTTAATACAGATGTTAGAGAATCAAATCAAGTATTTTACCCTTATTATAAAAAATTTCCATTTTTATTAGAAAAAATGAGTGAATTATTAAATAAACATATTTTTGTGAAAGGGTTTGATTTAGATTTTGAAGAAAGTCAATTTCAGTTTACTGAGTACCATCCGGGTGGACATTTTGATTGGCATAGAGATGGTCATGCGAAAAAAATAACGGATTATGATAGATATTGCTCACTGGTTATACAACTAAATGATGAATACGATGAAGGTGATTTACAAATAAAAGATAATCAAAATGAAACACTAACAGTTGAAAAGGGTACAGGAAATTTAATATTATTCTTATCAAATATCGAACACAGAGTGGTACCAGTAAAAAGTGGGATTAGATATACGTTAGTTAATTGGGTAAGATTAAAACAAAAAAAAGATTATAAAAAAACATTATTATAATATGAAATTAAATTTTAAAGAAATAGTAACCGCCTGGTACAATGTCTTAAATCATACACTTGAACAACAGGAATTGGCTGAAAAAAGATTTAATATATGTTTAGAATGTCCATCTAAAAAAGAGATATTCGAAGGTAAAGAATGGTCTTTTCAATGTGGAGAATGTGGATGTCCATTAAAGGCGAAGATTTATACAGAATCAACATACCTTATTAGGGCTGGATCATGCCCACTTGGTAAATGGAAAGAAGTTGAAATGGAATACCTTGATAAACACAGCGGTAACATTAAATATAAAATCAAAAAAACATTTCTTTAGTCATCATATGGCAACTATTTGGACATTCGGAGATTCATTCACTGCGGGAGACGGGTGTGTAGAGAGCCTCGCAATTAGGGACGGTGAATTTAAATATTACAATGAATATAAAGAGTTGGATAGTGATATTTGGCCAAATATATTAGGTAAAACTATTGGTTGTGATGTAAAAAATTTAGGTAAAAGTGGAGCAAGTAATGATTACATTTTAGATTCTATTATTGATAATTTTAACATGATGGAATCCGACGATGTGGTAATAATTGAGAAGACATTTTACCAAAGATTCGATGTTCCTAAATTAAATAGTAATGAATTTCATACACAATATGGTGAAGGACTTTATTCACTTTCTATTGATTTAAAAACAAATAAATATAAAAAAGACAAATTGGAAATTGAAACAATATTGAATTATGGTTTATTATTTGCCGATAATCAACTGTTCAAGGAAAGACAGAATAAACGATTTGAGTTTCTTGAGACGTTATTAAAAACAAAGGTAAGTAAAATTTTATTTTGGGATGTTGATAGTGATTTAAGAAAATCAATTGAAACAATAGGACAACACACCGAGGGTAAAATAAAAGATTATCATTTTAGTTTTAATGGCCATAAAACATTTAGTGATTTTTTATATAAAAAATTATACACCAAACCCTCACTAATTTAAATTAAATGTTAGTAGATAAAAAATTTATTTTCATAAGTTTACCAAGATGTGCGTCGACGTCATTTATGATTACATGTCTTAAAAACAAAATACCATTGGAACATTTGAACCCAAACCATGATAATCAGTTAAATAACATAATTGATTGGGAAAAAATGAATAATGAAGAGTTGGCTGATAGTTTAGTTCATGCGCATGAACCATTATATAAGTTACAGGAGAAATTTGGGGTGAATAATCAAATCATTTCAATAAGACGAAACAAATATGATAGGTTTTTATCTTTATGGAAACATATTATAGATGAATTACATCGAGTTGGGAAACTTGATATTGCGGACATATTTTCAAAATTAACAACTAACGATATATTTGATAATATTACACCTAATGACATTTATAATTCGGAAAATAGATATAAAGTTATTGATGATTTTTTAACTAAATTAGAAATATTAAAAGAGGAATCCTACACTAAAAATATGTTAGACATATTGTTTACACCTGTAGTTGAACTTACAAATAATGACCCAAACATTATTTGGTTTGATATTAATAATTTGGGAGAATTAGAAAATTGGGTGTCAAAAAAATTAAATAGGGAGTTTAAAATGGAAAAGATAAACTCAAGTAAACATTTTAATTCTGTAATTGAAATCAATGATGATTTTAAAGAGAAATATGATAATCTCTATAGAGAATTTGAAGAAAGAAAAACGAACAAAACTATAATATAAATGTTTATTACGATAATTGCAGAACCAAGGAGTGGATCAACTAATTTGGCTAAATGGTTTACTCGATACAAAAACTTTACGGTTTTACAGGAACCGACAAATAAAGAGAGTGTTAATTATAAAAAGGGGGAACCAATTACTAATTGGACATATAATACCGAACATTTTTTAATTAAAGAAATCTATTTACCTGATACCGATTTAACAGAACTCATCAACCTATCCGATAAAGTAATTTTACTTTACAGAGAAAATGATATCGAACAATTAGAATCTTGGTTAGTTGCAACTGAAACTAAAAATTGGGTTTTAGAATGGGTTACTAATCGAATTAAAATAACCAATCAAGAAGATAAGGAAAAATATTTTTATTCTCTTAAAAATGGTTTTAAAAATGAATACCTTAATAATGATAATTTTTTTAAAATATCATACGAAGAACTATATTATAACAATGGGATTGAAAAAGTAATTAATTATTTAAATATTGATTACATTGAAAATAAAGACTTTCCATATGGTAAAAAATATAAAATTATACAAAATACGAATAAATTGATATGAACCCGTTAAAATTTTGGACACCAAATGAGTTTGAAATTTCCTCATACAAATTCAATTTATCTGATAGGGTAAATAAGATATATAAAACGTCTGGTTCGGATGATACGGAAAAATGTATATATACGTATAATTCATTAGGATTCAGGGGAGATGAACCAACAAAGAATGGGTTTAAAATAATGTCAATAGGATGTTCTATTACTGAGGGGGTTGGTGTTAATGATAATGAAACGTGGTCTTCACAATTTACAAAACTAATACCATATGGTGTTGATATGAATTTTGGAACGGGTGGTAGAAGTAATGATTTCATTGTCAGATGTTTATTAACTTATTATGATTTAATAAACCCCGACTTGGTTTTAATAATGTACACATCACCACAAAGACGTGAAATATATACAAATGACGGAGGTATTGAACCATTTATCCCCACAGCAAAATGGGGATATATGGAAGAAACCAACCAAGGTAAAGAGACACATGAATATTTGGTCAATCTACAAAACGATAACGAAGATTATATAAATTGGTATAAAAATCATTCATTGATAAAATATTTTTTAGAATCAAAAAAATGTAATTGGTTATGGAATGGGTTTTTTGATATCCCATCAGAATATACGGAATTCAATAGATTCGATGGGGAATATGGTCATCTCATAGATAAAGGGGTTGACGGAGTACATCCAGGTCCTTTACACAATAAATCATACGCTAAGTCATTATATGATTATATTTTACTAAAATTCCCAAATTACATAATGTTTGATGGTAGTAAACCGACCAAATTATTATAATCAAACGACGAAACAATCCACTTACCAAAGTATTTATCTAAGTATAATACCATATTTAGATGAATATATTTGACGCACATATATCGGGATCGTTATCCGTATCAAGTTCGGCCGAAATTTCGGGTGATTTAAACGTATTGGGGACTTTAAGTGGTTCCTTTAAAGGTGACGGGTCAGAAATCACTAACATTCCCGCTAGCGGTGTCACAGGACTCAATTTAACACAAATTGCCGATGGTTCGGCTACCGCATCTATTTCCTCAGTAAACGGATTAAGAATAAACACCGATACCGAAATAACGGGAGCATTAAAACTTAATGAAGTTGAATTGGGTAGTAATAACATTGTTGATATGACCCTAACAGATGGTGGTGGGAAATATTATATTAACGGAGTTAAAGCACCAAGATTATCCTTCATTAAGGGATTCAAATACAGATTCTATTATAATAACAATGAGACTCACCCATTACTTTTCTCTTTAACTAGCGACGGGGAACACAATGGAGGTACAAGATACACCACCGGAATAACAACAAATTCCGATCCTTTCTATGTTGAAGTTGATGTTACCGATGCCACAGCCACAACATTCTATTATTGGTGCGACCATCACATTGGAATGGGTAATGCTATTTCGAAATATTCGGATTTTATGCATGGTCAATCTAACATCGGTCTCATTAATGTAGATACAACCACATTTGCCACAACCGGATCAAATAACTTTACAAATATACAAAGAACAAGTGGGTCGTTAGTAGTAACAGGTTCTGTTGATATTAGTGGTTCCCATAACGTTACAGGTTCAGTTAACATAACTGGTTCAATAACATTAAATGGTCAAGCGATTGGTACTGGTAAGTTAGATGAAACAACTTTTCAGGCGTACACATCATCAAATGATGGTAGATTGTTTGCGATTGAAAATTCTACATCATCGTATAATACGTTTACAAGTTCTATAGATACAAGAATTAAGAACGAGATAAATGAAGAAAATGTCATCTCTGGATCAATTCAGGTTTTAATAACAGGAACCACAGGATACTCAACATTTAGTTCATCCGTTTCTTCAAGTATCGGCGAATTAAGTTCTAGTATTAGTGCAACAACATCTGGTTTAAGTTCAAGCATAGGTTCTTTAAGCTCATCTGTTGAAGGGGTGACATCGGGTCTTAGTTCATCAATAACTTCTTTAAGTTCTTCAGTAGCAACAACCACATCTGGATTAAGCTCAAGTATTGGAAGTTTATCTTCATCACTTAGTTCTACTAACGATACACAAAATGGTAGATTGGGTAGTATTGAATCTGCAACAAGTAGTTTAAATACATTTACCAGTTCAATTGATACAACAATTAAAAATAAAATTAATACCGACTCTGTTATATCTGGTAGTATTCAAGTGTCGATTACAGGAACTACGGGGTATTCAACATTTAGCTCAAGCATATCTACAAGTTTATCTGCGAGTGTTGCGTCATTAAGTTCTAGTATTAGTACGTCAATCGATAGTTTAAGTTCATCGATTGCCACAACAACTAGCGGTTTAAGCTCAAGTATTGGAAGCGTATCGTCATCACTAAGTACAACTAACGATACCCAAAATGGTAGATTAACAAGTATTGAAACATCAACCGGTTCGTTAAACTCATTCACATCTTCTATTGATACAACAATTAAGAATAAACTTAATACTGAATCAGTAATATCTGGTAGTGTACAAGTTTTAATTACGGGAACTACCGGTTATTCAACATTTAGTTCAAGTGTATCCACAAGCATTAGTGAGTTGAGTTCTAGTGTGGGTACCGCAATTAATGGATTAAGTTCATCAGTTGCAACAACAACAAACGGATTAAGTTCTAGCATTGCCACAACAACAAGCGGGTTAACACTTTCAATAAGTTCTTTAAGTTCATCGGTTGCAACAACAACATCAGGACTAAGTTCAAGTATTGGAAGTTTATCTTCATCCATAGCAACAACAAATTTAGGTCAAAATAATAGATTAGATTCTATCGAAGGTAAAACCGGAAGTTATGCGACTACGGGATCGAATACATATCAAGGTAATCAAACAATAACGGGGTCGTTATATATTTCAGAAAACTTAATAGTTGCCGGATCATCTTCGATTCAACATATCAGCTCATCTGTTGTTAATATAGCTGATAATATCATAACAGTTAACGCACAGAACCCAGCATTAAGATTCGGTGGTCTTTCGGTTATCGATAGTGGTTCTTCACCACAGGTGTCGGGTTCATTATTATTCGACGCAACTGAAAACGAATGGATATTTGTTCATCAAAATCAAACATCCGTTACATCGGCGTTATTAATAATGGGTCCTGAGACTTTTGATGATTTAGGTAACGAAATTCATTTAACAAATAATAGATTAGTTAAATCAACGATTGATGAACACGTTGGTGATAGTAATATTACAGACACCGGTACAAAGGTTTCTATAAATTCAAATACAGAAGTAACTGGGACATTAAAAGTTACAGGAAATATAACTAGCCCTAATATAACTGCAATAGAAACATCTACCAGCAGTTTAAATACTTTCACATCATCATTATTAACGGCTGTGGAATTAACCGGATCTAACTTAACTGTTAGAGGTAACTTATTGGTTAAAGGAACAACAACAAACGTTAATACATCAACATTAGATGTTGATAACAATTTAATTAATCTTAATGGTGCCGGCGCATCTAATGCGGGTCTAAGAGTAAAAGATATCACCGGAGTAAGTCAAATTTCTGGCTCACTATTATGGGATGCAACAAATGATTATTGGATTGCCGGTCAATTAGGTTCTGAACAAAGATTAGTAAGAGAAACTGAATTTAATACACAAGTTACTAGAATTGGTAATCTTGAAACAAGTAGTGGTTCATTAAATTCATTCACATCCTCTATTAATACAACTATTAAAAGTAAATTAAATACTGATGGTGTTATTAGTGGTTCTGTACAGGTTAATCATAATGCAACAACAAACTATGACGCAAATCAACACGTTGACCACACAACCGTTTCAATTTCTGCTGGTAGTGGTTTAAGTGGTGGAGGTACAATTGCTGCAACAAGAACATTAACATTAGACACAGGTTCAGTACACTTTTTAGATGGTGTTAAAAAAGAATTAAACACCGAGGGTGTTATATCGGGTTCATCACAAGTATTATCAGGAACAGGTATTTGGTCTGGTTCGGCACAATTACCATCAGGAGTTATTTCAGGATCAGCACAAGTTATTTCTTCATTACCTTCCGGTACGGTATCAGGTTCATCACAAGTTTTATCTGGTACAGGTATATGGTCCGGATCCGCACAACTACCATCGGGGGTTATTAGTGGGTCAGCACAAGTAATATCATCATTACCATCAGGTACAATATCAGGTTCAGCACAATTAACATCAACCTTTGTACAAAAGGCTGGGGATACCATGACTGGTCAATTAATTATAGGTTCAACAGGAACCGCAGGTGCTGCAACTTTAAAGGTAAACACTTCAAGTGCAATCACGTTTATACATTCACAAGAGAACTTCTCACCAAATATGACTGCCGGTCAAACAAACATTTTAGTTGTTGGTCAAGCTGGTAGTACTAAAAATGCGGGTTACTTAGGATACAATTGGTCTAGTTCCGCGTCAAATAGTAACTTCATAAGTCTTGGTCATTGGGGTTCTGATAATTTATTAAGAGTATATGGTGATGGTACAGTTTATATGGGTACTGTTACAACAGGTGTGTGGAATGGTACTGCGATTGGTGACACATATATTAGTTCCGCATCGAATTGGAACACAGCATATAATAAAAGAATATCCTCATTAGGGTTTACGAGCTCAACTGTTACAATCACATTAGCTGATAGCTCAACAGTCACCGCTTCAGTACCAACGTTTAATCAAAATACAAGTGGAACCGCAGCTAACATAACTGCGAGTTCAAATACAAGTTTAACATCGTTAGCTAACTTAGCCACGATTGGCACAATTACAACAGGTGTGTGGAATGGTACGGCAATTGCAAACGCATATTTAGTAAATTCATCTTTTAATATTGGTACAACGTCAATATCATTAGGTAGGGCGAGTGCTTCTCAAACATTGACAGGTGTTAGTGTTGATGGTTCTGCAGCAAGTGCCGGAGTTATAACAGCATCAGGAGGATTAACAACTCAATATGGCAATGGAACCGTTGGATATTCATACGCAATTACTAATCCACAAACTGGTTTATTTGCTGCGGTCGATAATTCAAATAGTATTCTTACTGTTAATAGACACCCTGACAATTATTATAGTCAATTAGGATTTAGTTCTAATGGAAATTTATATTATAGAAGTTTTTCAGCAACTGCAATTAACACATCACAGGCTTGGAAAACAATTATTGATTCAGGTAATATTGGTTCACAAACAGTATCCAATGTTTCAGGAACGGTTGCGGTTGCAAATGGTGGAACCGGCGCAACAACTGCGGCTAATGCAAGAACAAACTTAGGATTAGTGATAGGTACGGACGTACTGGCACAAAGAACTTTTGGAACTGCGGCAAATAATAACACAGGAGATTTTGCGGCATTCAATGCAACAACATATGTTGGTACGACCGCAATTGCACTTAACAGAGCTAGTGGGGCACAAACATTAACAGGTGTCTCAATTGATGGAAACGCCGCAACTGCAACATCCGCAGACCAAATCGATGGTATCGGTATTAGAAACACAAATACAAGTGGAGTTGCCGCAAATACATTAGATTCAAACGGATTTACATATGTAACAGATGTTGATGGTAGTAGTACCAACTTAACTGGTAACTCAACAGATGGTGCATTGTATTCTCAAATATATAGTTCTAGTTGGCAACATCAAATATATGGAGATTATCGGACGGGTATTATGTATGTTAGAGGTAAGAACAATGGTACATGGGCTAGTTGGAAGAGAGTTGCATTAAGTAGTGCAACAACATTCTCTAACGTGTCAAGTGTAACTTTTAACCATACTTTGGGAACGGCAAATGTAACGGCACAAGTGTTTGATTCAAACGGAGACATGTTCTTCCCTTCCAATATAAGAATAACATCGACACAAGTGATATTAACTTTTGCGTCAAATAGAAGTGGAAGACTTGTAGTTACAGGATAAAATCCGTATATTATACAATATGTTAAGAGAAAACGTAGAAGTTAGTGGTTCATTAAATGTAAGTGGACAATATATCATACCTAAAGGACCAAGGGCTAACAGACCGACTAGTCCTGATATTGGTTCATTATATCTAGAGGAATCAACTAGTGGTAGTTTTGTTGTAACATACACGGCATCCTCAAACTATGATGGTGGGTGGGAACCAGTTGGTTCACAAAATACCGATAGAACAGGATTCAAATATAGACAGGTTGTAAATTTTTCATATTTAGCTGGAGGTTATAAGGACGCCTCACCTTGGAAAAATGTTCATAGAACAACAAATTCAACGGATCAGACGGTTCACTTAGGTGAACTATTAGATTATCCGGCATCATATACGTCCGGTGCTTGTAGTAAAAGTATTTTATTTCTTTGGTCAACAAACACAGACGGTACATTTAAAGGAGATAGTACTATTCACTCAACGTGGACTAGTGGTGTACATATGGTTAATGAAACAGCTTATGCTCACCAATCAAAATGGGATTTAGCGAATGCAAGAGATGACTGCGGTACTTTACATCAAGAAACAGAATTTGCATGGATATTTGGTGCGGGTGTGGCTGCAGTTGAAAAATTTAATCTAACAAACGAAACAATGTATAGTGTATACTATCAGGCTGGTGAACCATACATTACTACAACATCATCAATTACTGGTAGTGGACCATCAGGTGCTTCGGGATTTTCTGACGAAAACTACGGATATGGTTGGACACAACAAAGCGGAACTAAGTTATTTTTTGCAAATGATACATTTACAAACAATCAACAATGGGGTGCTAGTGGACAACAAAAAGGAATTAGCTCAAAAGTTGGAAAAGGGTATGCCGGAAACGAAGGTACATACAATGGTGGTTATAACTTAAGAAGGTGGAATGTTTTTACTGAAACAAATATCGGTAACGTATCGAAGCCTCATCCTAACTGCGGTGAAGAAAATTTCACAATGGGACAAGACCATCAGTATATGTTGGGATGTTACGACGGACTTCAAGTAAACACCAGTTGGAAATTTGTTTATACGACAGACACAGGAACAGTTAATCCTAGTGGATTGGCTCCCGGTGTAAATGGAGGAACATCATCGGGACATTGTGGTTGGAGAACATAAAATTTGTATTTATAAGATATGCTACACGAAAATATAGAAATAAGCGGTTCGTTAAGAGGACAAGGGGTAACCAAACCACCAACAGGAACACGGGCCAATAGACCAAGTAGTCCACAAACCGGTTCATTATACTTAGAACAGGCGGTTAGTGGTAGTTTCTTAATGGTTTATGCTGGAATTAGTAATAATGATAGTGGTTGGGTTAGAGTGTCATCACAAGTAAATGCTAATGTTGGATTTAAATTCAGACAAATAATTAGTGTTTCTTATCTTGCTGGTGGATACAAAGATTCATCTCCTTGGAAAAATGTTCACAAAACAATTAATTCTACCGATCAAACAACACACATTGGAGAATTATTAGATTTTCCCGCAACATATACATCAGGTGCTTGTAGTAAATATATCTTTTTTGTTTGGTCTGTTAATACAGATGGTGCATTTAAAGGACCAACTGATGTTCATAGTATTAGAACATCAGCTATTAATATGGCGAATGATACAAAATATGCACATAATGTTAAATTTAATATAACAAATGCAAGAAGTGACGTGGGAACTATGCACAAAGAAACAGAATATGCGTATATGTTTGCTGCGGGTAGTACCACGGTTGAAAAATTTGACCTAAGTACTGAAACAATTGCAACTGGTTTTAACTTAACAACAATTGATGGTAGTGACGGGGCTTCGGCTTTTTCCGATGAAAATTTTGGTTATGGTTGGACATCTGCATCGGGCGTTAAAATGAGTTTTGCCACAGAAACCTTCCAATCGTCCACCCAATGGGGTGCACACTCACAACAAAAAGGTATCAGCTCAAAAGTTGGAAAAGGGTATGCCGGAAACGAAGGTTCATACAATGGTGGTTATAACCTTAGACGATGGAGCAACGCTAACGACACCAACATAGGTAACGTTGCAAAACCTCACCCTAACTGTGGAGAAGAAAACTTTACATTAGGTCAAGACCATCAATATATGTTAGGAAATTATGATGGAGCACAAAATAATACAAGTTGGAAATTCTTCTATTCGACAGATACGGGAACGACCAGTGTGAGTGGATTAAACCCTGGAGTAAACGCCGGAACATCATCGGGTCATTGTGGATGGAGAGCATAAAAAGAATTAAATTATGATATACGAGAATTTAGAAGTTAGTGGTAGTTTAACGTCAGATAGGGTAGTTAATAGACCACCTAAAGGAACTAGAACAAATAGACCAGGCTCACCATTATCGGGATCTTTGTACTTAGAAGAATCCAACAGTGGTAGTTTTTTAATGTTATATACGGGAGTATCAAATATAGATAACGGGTGGGAAAGAATTGCGGCACAAGAAACAATTCCAATTGCATTTAGATATAGACAAGTTTTATCATATTCATATTTGGCGGGAGGATATAAGGATTCGTCACCATGGAGAAACGTTCATAAAACAACTAACTCAACAAATCAAACAACACATGTGGGGGAATTATTAGATTACCCCGTATCTTATACCTCAGGAGCCTGTAATAAAACAATATTATTTATTTGGTCAGTAAATGATGATGGTGCGTGGAAAGGTCCTGATAGTATCCACGGAACTAGAACGTCCGCAATTAATATGTTCAACGACACAAACTATGCACATCAAACCAAATTTAATACGGGTATTGCAAGAAGTGACGTTGCAACCATGCAAAAAGAAACTGAATTTGCTTATTTAATTTCAGGAGGGTCAACAACAATTGAAAAATTTAATTTATCTAATGAAAGTTATGTAAGTGGATTCGGTGTAACCTCAATTAATGGTAATGATGGTGGGGCTGCATTTTTTGATGAAAGTTTTGGATATGCTTGGACAAATAGTGGAGGAATTAAATTTAATTTTTCTAATGAAACACCAAGTTCTTCAACACAATGGGGTGCACACTCACAACAAAAAGGTATTTCATCTAAAGTTGGAAAAGGATATGCTGGAAATGAGGGATCATACAATGGTGGCTATAACCTAAGAAGATGGAGTAATTCAACAGATACAAATATTGGTAATGTTGCTAAGCCACACCCAAATTGCGGTGAAGAAAACTTCGCAATGGGTCAAGATTGGCAATATATGTTAGGAAATTACGATGGAACGGGACAAAACAATACGTCTTGGATAATGTTTTATGCAACCGACACAGGTTCAAATGCTATTACGGGATTGGCACCTAGAGTTAATGCTGGAACATCGTCTGGCCATTGTGGTTGGAGATAGGTTGACATTTTAAAAAATTTTCACTATATTAATATAAAAAACAATTATGGAACAAGGTTACAAATACGATAGGTCTAATTTCATCAACAATCCATTTGATGAAAAACTAATGCAAATATCTGAAAGTATGTCTTTCGCATTACCAAAGTACAAGGCATATAATTTTGTTGGTGGCGCACAAATAACACCATATGCAAGATTAAAACAATGGCTTTTGGAATTAAGGGGTAGAGAAGATGCTGTCGAACATTTAGAATATACAGTAAGAAAGGCTGAGCTAGAAATTCAAATGGACGAGGAAAGTAAAGAATTTATCACCGACCCTAAGAGAAAAGAAATGGTTGATTTAACTGTTGCCGACAAACATGTTGACTTAAGAAAGTTCAAAAGGAATCTTAAAGATGCATATAGAGAAAGACAAGGGTTTATTGATTTAATTAAGGAATATTTAGAAACGGATGATGCCATCTTACCCGATGGTACTAAATTAATTGACGTTTTTGGTAATCCAGAATTAGAAGAAAAATATGAACACGAATATTGGACTGTTCGTATGGCTAAACAAGCGATGTTGGATATGATTTCATATGGTAGAATCGGTACAGGTAACTTAGATTCAATTCTTATGATGGATCCGGAACAACAAAAACAAGTTTTAACATTGGCTTCAGCATATACAATTTCAATTGATAAAAATATAAATCAATTAATGGCGGAAGCCACAACAAATAATTTCTCAATTGAAGACTCATTAAAGAACCAATTGAAATTAACACAACCAAATAAAACAGAAACAGAAAAATTATTATAATGACACACATACTTTTTAAAGTTCAGGGAGATGTTCCGGGTTATATACAAGTAGTTGGAATGTATTTAAATTACAATTATGGTAGAATAGCTGACGAGTATAATGACATGAGAGTTGAATTAAATAAACTCGGTGCAATCGTTATACCAGAAGAGGTTGCCAAAGGGTTTGTTTTCGCGGATATATACAAAGATTATATTAGCGTTAGAACAAATTCACATATTATGGATGAGATTCCTCAGTTAGCTGAATCTGGTGAAACAGAAGCGGAAAAAGTAAAACATTTTCTTACTGACGAAGACAAAGCGGCGGGAGTTGCATTTAATAAAGTGGCAATGAAAAAAGTTGTCGCGGATAGATTTTCTGAAAGATATAAAGAATTAATGGTTGATGCGTCTATCTTAGAGAAAGATACATGGGAAGAACAAAAAAGAGAAGCATTTGGTTGGACTGCAGATGAAGATTACCAAACACCTATCATTGATATTTTATGTGCTGGTAGAAACATTGACAAATCAGTATTCGTACAAAAAATTATTAATAATGTTACCACATACAATACAAAATTAGCAAACTTACTATTAGAACAACAACTATTAGAAGAAAGAATTAAGGCGTGTGTAAACATTGCTGATTGTCATAGACTTAAGCACGAAAAATTTGGAATTGCGTTAAGTAAACAACAAAGAGAAGATGAGAATATCGAAACAACACCTCTCACATTGAGAATGGACTTTTAAATAGTTTTTAATGAATTTAGCAATTAACGGAACGTGTGCTAAAGGTTGTTCATTTTGTTTCACAAAAGAAGATGCAAGATTAAAACACACGTTAGGAGAAATGGATATAGAAATGGTCGATAAAATTATCGACCATTATCGTCTAAGTAACTCTAATGAAGAGATTACTATACTTGGAGGAGAACCAACACAACATTCAAATTTTATTGGGATATTAGATCACATATTTTCTAAGGGATTTAAAGTAAATCTCGTTAGTAATTTTCTATTTAGTAAAACTACTAGAGAGTACATAATAGAGAATATCAAAAACATTAGATGGGTCTTTCCAAATGCCGCAGAACTTAATGAAAAAAATAGAATGGTTCTATTCAAAAAGAACTATATAGAAATTTATAAGGCATATGCGAACACTTGGGGTTTTGAAAATCACCCAAGATTGTATTTGGCAATAACAATGTCGAGTGATTGGAAGAGTAGAAATTTCTATGAATATGTTAAGTGGTTATATCACGAATTAGATGGTAAAATAAATGCCATTAGACTAGGTTTAGACTTAACCGGCACCTATCTTATTAATAATAAAGAGATGGGTGAAGAGATGACCAAAATACTTAAATTTGGTTTTTATAATCAAATAAAGATTACATCCGATTGTCAAGTACCTCCATGTCTTTGGGAGGGTAAAACAAAAAAAGCAGTATTAGAAAACTCATTAAATTTTGCAACATTTAAAATCCCCGAGTATGAAACCATATGTGGGTTTATGCCGTTAGATATCTTTCCCGATGGAAGTTCGATTCATTGTTATCCATTGGAAGATAAAGTAAAAATAGATAATGTTTTGGAAATATCAGGAAAAAATGGTATATTAGGGTTAAGAGAGGAATTCGATAAACTTTATATTAATAATCATAAAAATTATTCAATCCCACAAGATTGTTTAGATTGTGTTTTTTACAAGACAGAATGTAATGGAATATGTGGAGGTTGTATGGAAGGTAGCAAATGACAAAGAAAATATTTTCAATACCATTTAATCCGATGTTAACGGAGGATATGTTCGTAAATAAATTTTATCCATTCTTAGAAAGAAACAAAGATTGGATTTATGACATTTATTTCACGTGTAGAATACCTCCATTTACACAGGATGCAATGGGCGCTATATTCAGAGAGGAAGATAGAGATATCGTATTTGAAAACGCGATGATTATACAAAAGGCTTTGGGTATTAAAATAAGTGCAACATTTAATAACATTAACGTTTCACCCAAGTATGAAAATTATAAATTATTTGTTGATAATTTAAAACCATTATATGAAAAGGGGTTAAGGTGTATAACTATTCCACATGGTCATTGGGTTGCGATGGGTCTTAAGAAACACTTTCCTGAAATGGAAATCAAAAATACTATCTTAAGAAAGGTTGCAACAGGACAAGACTTTTGGTATAATGCCGACCAAGGATTTGACTACATTAATCTCGATAGGATTTTAATGAGGGATGTTGAAGAATTAAAAAGTATTAAGAGAGCACAATTAAAATATTACGAGGAAAAAGGTAGGTATGTTAAACTATCATTACTTGTTAATGAAGGTTGTTTAGGTAGATGTCCTGTCATGGATGAACATTACACATATAATAACTTAAGAACAAATAATGAACTACCATACTTTCATCATGAGATATCTAAAGTAACCTGTGAATATAAATGGGAAAAAGAAATCAATGCTTTCTTTTTTAAGGCGGCAACAATACCACCATTTAAAGAAGAGTTTGATGAGTTCTTAGAGTACATCGATGTCTTTAAAATGCATGGTAGAGATAGTTTTAATAGACTGGATGAAACAATTGAAATTGTCGAGTCGTATGTTGCAAATAGTGAAGTCCTATCCAAAACCTCTGAAACATATTTGGATGGCATTCCATATGACGAATTAAAAGGTTGGAGAAATAAAATAAAGAAATGTAAATTCCAATGTTGGGATTGTAATTATTGCGACATCGTTGCTGACCATAAAAAGAAATCACATGGACTTAATTAAACACATTGACGACTCTATTGAATGGGGTAAACTTGAGGTGTCTAAATTAAATCAAGACATTCTTAATATTCACGGAATAACAAGTAATAAAGTTAAATGTTTTCTTAATAACATTTGTAATATCGATAACGCCACATATCTCGAAGTCGGTGTTTTTAGAGGTGCAACTTTTTGTTCTGCGGTATATGGTAATGACATTTACTCAATAGGTATTGACAACTTTATGTCCCCCAACTTAACACCAAAAGGTGTAAGTCAAAAAATTGGCAACTACTATAAACATAATATTGATATACCACCACAAGAGGAATTTTTATTGAATGTTAAAAAACATTGTAATGTAAATAAAACATCTATATATAAAACTGATTATCAAACCTTTGATTTTAAATCATTACCAAATGTTGATATCATTTTTTATGACGGAGAAACAAAATTTCATGACCAATACGTTGCGTTAACAAACATGTTACCAATATTTTCTAAAGAAACCATAGTCATTATGGATGATTGGAATTGGAATAGTGGTGCCTTTGAAAAGTTTGTTAGTGATAACAACTTATTTATTAGCCATTATAGGGAATTATATACATCAGGTGAAGACTCCGAAGATTTTTGGAATGGACTGGGTATATTTTTAATTGAGAGATAGTTGAATACTTAATTTTTTTTGTTTATATTAGTATTGTTGGGGAGGTGGGTGAGTGGTCTAAACCAGCAACCTCCGAAGTTGTCATTGGACCTAAAAAAGTCAATCGAGGGTCCGAATCCCTTTCTCCCCGCACAATAAACTTTTCTTAAACAAAAAACAAAATGAGAAAAACAATCACAATGCTATCGCTAATGTTAGCACTATTGTTTACTACCACTATGTCATTTGGACAATATAGTAGTAGTGCAATTCAGAAAGGTTCGGAACAATCCTTAAACGTTCGAACGGATACACTCCCTAATCAATTACAAGAAATTATTGTTTCTGCAAAGAAGGTACCATTAATGACCAAAGTTGGTCCTTATGGTCAACCACTTTGGACAACAATGAGAATGTTTGCATCTACAAGAGTCTATGTGATGAACCCCCCATGTACAGCAATGTACGAGAAGTGGTTTGACATTAGACAAAGAAGAAATGGACCCGCTCAAATCAGAATGAGAGATGAGTTTACATTTGGTTTAGGTAAACGACTTCAATTGGATATGTATTCACACACTGTTTATGATGGATACAATGGAGACAAAGAATTCAAATGGAGAGGTTTCTCTTGGGAATTCCGTTATGCTCTTGCTGATTGGGGTAAGTTATGGGGTAACCCAACCTTATATTGGGAAACAAAAATGTTAGATGGTCGTTGGGGTATCGAACCTAAATTATTATTGGGTGACAGAGTTGGTGAAAGAGGTATTTGGGGATTTAATGCGATTTATGAAGGTAATTTATCAAGAGTTAAAGAACTTCGTGAAGATGAATACGCTTACACAGCATCGTACGCTAACATCATCAATAATGATTTAACTTTAGGTGTGTCACATATGTTTAGATACAACGATTTTGATGGAGGTTCACAAGAATGGTATCTCGGACCATTACTTCAATATCGATTTAATAACAAGGCTTATTTGAATGTTGAACACATGCCAGGTCTTAATCAAGACGCAAAACAATCAAGAACCACAATTATATTTGCATGGAGATTTTAATCAAAGGACAAGAGTTCCTTGTCTACTTAATATTCATTATGTTCGTAACAGGTATCCTCAAAGAAAGAGGATACCTTATGGACATCTTCAGACTGCTTGAACAAAAAGTTAAGTCTAAAAGAATGGTAGTATTTTTAGTATCACTATTTGGCGGTATCTTACCAATCCCTGGTCGTGTTGCATTATCGGCATCAATGTTAAACAGCATTGCTCCTGTTGATAATAAGAAACGTAAGAAGTTTGGTATCATTGATTATTTGGCGACACATCATTACTATCTATGGTCACCATTAGAGAAGACGGTTATCATCCCAATGGCCGTGTTAAGTTTAACTTATATGCAATTCATGTCATATATTTGGCCATTACTTTTAATATCGGTATTGTATGTTACATATTATATCCTATCATTAAAAGATGATGAAATTGATATTGAAGTTAAAGATGAACCAATTAATATACAAAACATAACCATGGTGGTTATACCATTCTTGGTTACCATACTAATGTGTGTATTTCTTACTGAATACTATTTTGGTTTCTTTACAGGATTCACTCTATGGTTAGTATATTACTCTAAAAGCTGGAATAAACTAATGGGGTATATTGATTGGGAATTGATATGGATCGTTGCATTAGTAATCATTCTAGGTAACCTTGTTGGTTCTTACTATAGTGTGATAGAATCATATATTAAACAATATAGTAAACCCGAATATATTTTGGTTGTCTCTGTTATATCATTCCTTTCATCATTTATGTTAGGTTCTTCAGCCAAGTATGCGAGTATTGTTAGTTTACTAACGAGTGTGTTTGGTATGCAGTACTTTGTTTTATTCTTTACATTGGAATATTCAGCGTACTTGATTTCACCATCTCATAAGTGTTTACCAATTGGTCAAAAGTATTTTCATACTGGATTTATGACTTATTTGAAAGCACTGATTGTGTGGATCTCTTTAATGATGACATACGCACTTTTAACAATTATATAGTGTTTACTTTTTTAAAAATAAGATATATATTATAAAGATAATTAAAAATTTATGGAAAAAATCACATTAAAATTAGGAGACGTTCTACAATTAGAAAGTGAAATAAACGGATACACGGATCCACAAAATGGAGAACAAGTATTTGAAGGTTTTAGTAAACAAAACCTGTCGATTATTTTGAAATATGAGTTGAGCGACTTTTCAACAGAACTTAAAGGTGAAAGAAGTAAAGTCGAAACTTTAAGAGATGAGTTAATCAAAAAATATGGAGAAGACGATGGTAATGGTGGTATCTTAGTAAAAATGTATAATGAAGTGAAAGATGAGGAGGGTAACGTAGTTGGTAAAGTCGTTAACCCACAATATCTTGAATTCGATAAGGAATATGGTTTACTTTTAAATCAAGAAATTGAAATCGAATATCCAGAAATCACTAAAGAAGATTTAAAGGATGCTGGTAAAACCAAAGACAAATATCAGGTTTTATTTAAATTAATCAAAAAAGAAAAAGGGACTTTATAGTCCCTTTTTTTTATATTCATCAATATAGTCATATAGATTTATAATTGGTTGCCAATCTAAAATTAATCTGGCCAACGTACTTTCACATAAAGTTTCCTGAGCTTCACCCGGCTTATCTTCAGTATAAACTCTATCTTTTTTAAACATATCGGCAACCTCATTCAACGAGAAATTTTGACCTCTACCCAACTCAAACGTGTGACCCCACATTTCTTTAACCATTATCTTAATTAATGCATTAACAATATCATCAACGTGTGTGAAGTCCCTTCTCTTTGAACCATCACCATATATTGTTAAAGGTGTATTATCATCATATTGTTTCTCCCATCTACCAATCACCGTACTATAACCACCATCTTTTAAATGATAGGGACCATAGACATTGTAAAAGCGAGTTACTGATGACTTTAAATTAAAATGTTCCTGATAAAGTTTAACAATCTCCTCACCAACATCTTTACTAAATGTATATGGGTTTTTAAACTTACCACTATGATGTGAACTACTTCCCGCATAAATTAATGGTATCTCATTCTTAACACAATATTGTGCCACATTTAATGTACCATTTGTATTTGTTTGAAAATATTCAACAGGATGTTTAAATGATGGCTGTATTCTTGCGATTGCAGCTAAATGAAACACAATATCGTATTTCACATCATCTAATATCGATAAGTTTCTAACATCACCACATATATAATTTGCACCATCTTGATGGTTAGAACTAAAACCACTTAAGTAGTTATCTAACGATGTCACCTCGTGACCATCTTTTAATAGTCTTTTAATTAAATTAGTACCAACAAATCCCGCACCTCCTGTAACTAGTATGTTCATTAAATTGTTTTTCTTATATCTATCTTCATATTACCAACCTCGTACTCGCCAGATTCATAGTAAGGTATGGATAGTCTTATTTTTTGTAAAGTATATAAATCTTCTTCCGTGAATGGGTTAACTTCATAAATCATTACGTCTACGTTGTCAGTAAGGGTAAATTTGGACCTTAAATCATATCGAGTATTATCTTGTTCGTTTTTGATATAGTCCTCAGGAATCGTCCCTAAATCGATTTTATCGAAGAATGGTTCAATATTATTAATATTGTTAATATTTCTTGTCGTCAACCCCATTGTAAATGTCTTATACTTGAATTCCTTATCCTCCCAATATCTAAGTTCATTAAATGCAGAAATTTG